GTCAAGAACAATGGGACCAAGTGCAAGAACCCCAACCCCAGGAGATGCTGATGAAGTAGTAAATGGTTGAAAGAAATCATAACCACTAATAACACCACCACGCATATTAAGAGATCGAGCCTCATGAAAGGTAACATGCTTACGAGTGACGACGCGAGTTAATTCTTGAGGAATTACCTTCGGCGCACGCGTGGCAGGAAATTTCATGAGTTTCTTAACTACTTTTTTCTCAGCCTTCTGTAACTGTTTACAAGGGGCGAGAACTTTAAACTTCTTTGGTTTTGGCATTTGACGGTTTTTCTTATTGGCTCGTTTTTGCAAGAACGGTAAGAAATCACGAGGACTCAAACTATTCCAAAAAGCAGGATTGCCTAATTGCTTTTTCCAAAATTGTATAACTCCAGAAGGTGGCGTACCGTTTGGAGGTGTTAATTCCTTAACAATTTTAGGCTCAAGATTAACTAAAGGATTGTTAACCGTAGCAGTCGAAGTAGATGTACCTTTTGAGTAACCACCTTGACCGCCTGATCGTGAAGGCCTAGGGACAACAATAGGTTGTGGTTGACCTGAGGCGTGTACAGTAGTGCTTTCTGCGGTAGGGGTACCAGAAAGCCAGTTAACAATATCCATAAACAAAAACACAAAAAGAGCATGCACTAAGGAATAGATTTCTCTATTATAGGCGATTAGTACTTTAATGCTGCAACCAAGCCTCTATGCAAGACTCAAATGATTTAGAACCGAAGTAGAGTTCTTCCAGTTCTCTTTCTGTGACTATATTGTTACGGAATTGCAACTGATCACGTCGTTGTAATTGATCAAAGAGATACTTCACTATCTTATCCCAAAGCGCAAAGTGTTCAGGTTGCGTGTAGGACATAATACGATAAGCACAAGCTCGTTGAAAACGCGTAAGCTCTATAGGACCCTGGGGTGATTGAATAGACTCATAAAAGGAATCATAACTGCGTTGTGCATCAAAAAGAGGTATGTAGACTCCACGAGTAACATCAAATCTAGTGTTAATAGAAATGAACTCAATGTCTTCCACTACTTCAGCATTAATACACTGTATAGTCATGTTTGCCCCAAAATTGTCGTGCCAAAAACGGCGCAGGGACTGTTCATCAATGATAAAATCAGTACTAAAAAGTATGTTATCACCATTAATATCAGCTTCAACATTTTCATCAAACCACACGAAAAAATCAGTAGAATGAGGAGTGAGTATATAAATCTCATAAAAGAAAGCGCGCAATCTACCTTCCTCTCCGATGGAATTAACGATGATGGTATCCATCTCCCCTGAGAAGAGACCAGTAGTAACAAGATATGCGTAACTCACACCATCGATTGGGGGCGCAACTATGATTTTTCGTATTTTGTTCTTAAAAGTCTGCTCAAATATTACTTTCTCCGTCTCCGATAGATTCAGCAAATGATCAGCGCGTATACGAAACAAGCGATAAAAATCATAACCGCTGTTTGTACTATCACGTGAACTAATGTCAAAACTTGTATGATACCGCTTACGTTTATGTCTAGAAATTAAAGAATTCCAGCCAAGACGAAACGGCGAACAACCAACAAATCCCTTGACAAAAGTACGTCCACGACACGCCTCATAATATGCTTCATTCTGCTCGAGTACAAATTGTGATTGAAGGAATATCACACGAGCATCAACACCCGTAACAGTGCGAATGAGCTTCCCATGTGGTAAAAGCTCTTTCTTCATGAACGCGGTATTAATAGCAGGAAGCTTTCCCTCCAAGTAACGCTCAACGAGCCAGATAAAATTTGTGGCCCATGAGGGGTCAGTATACATAATGCCCTTGTTTGGAAATTGGAAAGGAAATGAGACAGATTTCGTAAGATCAAGATTTTTCAAGACAGTGAGTTGAGAACACATCTGACAACGTGAAAAAACGCCAGATAGGACTTCACTCATTATGTTCCAGCTAATTTCACAAGATGGCGTCGGAAGGGTTTCAATACGTGAGTAACGTCCGAGCGCAGTGTAAAAAGCTTCTTCAGTTG